ACAATGACTAGCGACATGCACATTGACACCGGCAGAACCCGAACTCTCTCCGACTAATAAAGGTATTTGATACGATGTTCCTGCCCCAGTTTGTCCTGTGATCGTAATCTTTTTTCGATATGTATAGGTAGCAGGTAATCCGACAGTTGGTTTCAATCCAAACTTATAATTAGTTCCGAATGTTTTATTGACTCCATCCCCGACAGCATTCTGTGTTTTATTTGATGCTGAAAGCATTTCTCCGCCCTCAATCATCACAGCATTTCTTAATTGAGTGACATCCGAATTGAATTCAAGAGAGTCACCAATCACGATATTTGACCCCTCTCCGATTGAATAGGGGGCCGATAGCGATGACTTAGCAAAGAAGTGAATATCTCCGGCATAATCAATGAACCAATTATAATTTGTGAGGTTTGCTAATTCAGTCAAAGCCTTATCTCCTCCGATTTTATTGAACACTAATTTTGTGACCGGAATATCACAAGACACATTTGCATAAGTGATGCCCATGCCTTGATAATAATTATCGACAATATATTTAATAATCAATCCGACAGTAGTGCTTGAGAAAGACTCGGTGATTTGTTTTCGAGCCAATTCGGAAGTTTTATCTCGGCAAGTAATATTATAATAAACCGTATCGACAAAAACATTGTTCTTAATTCTCGCAATCTTTCCCGAGAAAATCATGGTCGCACCATCCCAAGCCTCAACCACATCTCCGGCGACCGGCTTGTAAGTTTCACCAACACCGACCTTAATTAAAAACTGACAAATATTTGGTTGGTCATCGATATTGTCCTCAATGGCAAAAGAGTCCCATTCGATAAGACTCGTTTTGTCGACTGCATTTATTTTGACCAGTAAATTCATATCTTAGTTTGATAGAGCATTGCTCAATTTTAATTTGCTTATAATTTGATTTCCTAACTTTTCGGCGGCCTGACCATCGAGCAAAGTATTTCCCGATATGTTGATCGTGACAGAACCAACACCTTGATTTGCCTCTGCAACCTTAGCATTTAGCGCCGATGTGCTGATGACACTCGATGTCTTTCCGGCCTTAGCACGATTGATGGCCTCTGCAAGAGCATTCCATTTCAAGATTTCAGCATTGATTGAGTCGGCAGTCGCCTTTTCATTATTGGCCAAATATGCTTGATAGTTTTTGAATGCTTGGTCTTGGTATTTCCTAATCTCATTATATTTAGCAACCTCAACAGTCAACTCTTTAGCAAGACCCATCGCCTTTGACTCGAATTCTTGGTCGAGAGCCATCTTCTTTTGGTTTAAGTCCTCGATGGTTCGTTGGAACTCGGTCATTGATGCTCTTCTACGAGCCTCTGCGACCTCATTCTGATAGGCAATCTCAATAGTCTTTCTCTCATCAAGGGCGGTTTTTTCTTTCTCATAGGTGGCTTTAGTGGCATCATAATCGGCTTGTAGTTTCGCCATCTCATTATTATGCGATGCGATGTTATCACTATCAACCGACTCATTCATTTTGGTGTTATATTCCACTTTCTTATCAGCAAATTCTTTTGCTAAATCGGAAACCTTTTGCTCTTGTTCAACATAGGCACTAGCATAGTCCTGCTTGATGCCGAGATTATCTTTCGCATATTGAGTATTCAAATCGGAAATCTTTTGAGTGATTTCAACTATCTTATTTCCGACCTCATTCAAAGAGTCAGCCGCACTTTGCATCGTGGACTTAACTTTATCTCCGAACTTAGTCATCTCACTTGATGCTTTTCCAGTTGCCTCCTTGACCTCTGGTGGCCATTTAGCGAGGTTAGCACTAACTGATGCGGATGAACGATTATCTTCGGCAATCTTTTGGTCTGCTAATCCTTGAACCATCGCACCCATTTCATTTATTGCATTATCATTGGCGGTAGTATCGAATTGAAATTTAACCGATAAATCAGCAGTTCCAATATCGACACCGACTTTCGCCAACATTCCCGAGAACCAATTATAGACTTTATTTCCAACATCTAAAGCACCATTGATGAAACCGATGACAGCATTCCCCATCGTCTTCAATCCACCGATGATGACATTAGCGAGAATAACAAGACCGGCCCCGATAACAGCAAAGGCGTTTTGTAATCCTCCGAACTTAATTGATAAATATGCGACACCGGCCGCGATTAAGGCAAGTAATAAAACAATCGGGTTAGCCATCAATGCGGTCATTGCCATTTGAACGAATTTGAATGCTTGAACTAACATCCCCCAAACTTTAATGGAGGCCTCTACAACAGCGATGACGGAAATAAAAGCACCGACCATAGCAAGAACAGTCTTGATGGTTTCTTGATTATCTCTAACGAATTGAACTGCCTTGTCGAGAAACTTAGAAAGAGCCTCTGCGGTAGCAATAATATAGGGTCGTAATTTACCCATCAATTCATCCGATAAATTCATTATCTTATTTTGTAATAATCCAAGAGCATTGGCATTAGCGGCCGCACTTCCTCCGAACTCTGTGGCTAATTCAGCCAACATAACTTTTTGAGCACCCATCACATCACCGGCATCTTGCATCGTTTTAATTTGTTTCTTTTGTGCCTCTGTGAATGTGACACCGACCTTAGTCAATTTAGTGACACCATCAATCGGGTCATTCAATGCTTTTCCTAATTGCATCGCGGTAGCGGCCATTTGTTCTGCCCCGGGAGTTGCACCATTATTCATTGCGGTGGCCATATCGGCAACTGCTTGAGTGGTGGCAGGGAAAACATCTTTTCCGATACGAGTAAATGTTAAAAGCATATTCTCACCGGCAACAACAGCATCATCATCGATGTTTGACATCTCCATAATCGAATTAGCAATATCATTGATGCCTTGAGCAGTCATTCCGGAGATGCCTTTAGTAGAGGCCAGAACAGCATTCAATTGGTTCTGACCACGAATAGCCTCCTCCGATGAGTCCCACATCTTTTTGCCCATATACATTGCCGATGTCGCCAACGCCAAAAGGCCTATATTTAGGCCCTTTGACTTAGTTTCGACACCACCCAAATCAGCTTGAGCCTCTCTTAAAGCGGCTTGAGCCTCATTGACTGCTTTGATGACTATGGTTAAATCCTTTTTATCTGCCATATAAATTTATTTTTGATTATCGAGAACTTCTTTTTTGTGTTCCATCTCCATAAACTTCAAGTATATGGCGATTTTATTGTCATCCATCTCATCGATTTGTTGAGGTGTCCAATGGAATTTTTTACATAGAACATAATCAATGTAATCATCCGGTGGTTCGCTATTTATTCCTACGAGATAAGTGCCGATGAAATCATCTATCTCGTTTGCTATTTTTTTTTCGAAATCTCGTTAATGGCATCGATAATAGTATTAGCATCATCCGAATTCATTTCATCGAAAGTGGATTGAGTGATTGGTTTATCTTCTCCGCTGATCGTAATCTTTTCAACCATGCCCAATAAAGCAATATCATTAGCCGCATCCATATTCACGACATTAAATCCTTTCATTGATTGCTTGTTTCCGCCATTATTAGATGCATCGACTTCCATCTCGGAGTCAACACCTTGAAACATAGCTCGGTTGATTTCTTTTTTTAATTTACGAGTGACGAATTCTTTAACTGTTGCCTCACCATTTGATAATTTGACCTGCATAGATTTTTTAATCTTAGTTTATAAATAAAAGGGGGAGGGATTACCTCCCCCGATTTGGCTTAGTAAGATGTGGTTAGGTTAGAAAGGATGGCCTCGATGCTCTTGCTATCAGCAGTAGAATAAAAGGCTTTGAATTTAACAACCACTTTGGCGAAATCATTATTGTCACCACTCTCAACCGGTTCTCCGAATTTAACTTTAGCCAACTTAATGACCAATTTAGGATTGGCAGAAGTTGCGATTGTGACATCACTATTCACCATTGTGATAATCATTGATTTCTGTGTGCCGTTTAATGCATAATCTCTAACAGTAGTATTTTCAAAAATCATTTCTAATGAACCCTCAATGACTAACTGTTTATTTAAGAAATCGGATGGGCCATCTAAACCGAGCAAATCCTTATCTTCGATGTTCTTGTTAATATCAAGAGATAAAGTTTTAACAGCGATAGCGGTTGGAGAACTTAAACCGGCATAGGTATCAGCAATTCCGGCAGTAATATGTTTAGCCAAGAAAATATTTTCAGCGACTTGAGATGGGGTTGTGACAGAGGCAACACCTTTTTTGCCTTTTAATCCAACCTCGAACTTAACATAGTCACCAACTTTAGCATCTAATTTCAAACTATCAACGACACTATTAGCATAAACCATATGCTCGATGTCATCTTTCTTCACATCGATTGATAAGGTTGGATGCTTAGCAGATTGTAAAACGGAAAAAGTATGATCGTAAGCCAAAGCATTTGGTGCTACTTGAGCAGCAGAATTCACTTGACCCAACGCACCGAGTAAAAAATAACCGATTGATTTGTCCATCACTTCACCGGTAATCTTTCCACCCGATAATCTTTTGATGACAACTTGTTCATCACTATCTTCAATCACGCCCATTGCTCTTTCAGTTGCCTTGACTTCCATTTTATCTTGGATGTCTTGAGTCAATGGTTTTAACCAAATAGCAGGGGTCGCAACTGTGCCTCTAACTGTTTCTTTACCGACACCGATTTGAAATTTTCTTTTTAATACTTCACTCATATTTTTTTAGAGTTAATTTATTTATAAAATTATTTTTTTTTATTACCCAACAACTCAAACAACTTTTCATCGGCCTCAGTTTTATTTTTAGCCTTGATGGTTATGCCATAATCGGGGTAGCAATGTTCTTCTAATTTAATTATAGCACTTTCTTCATCTTTTGTCAGCACACTTTCGACCTTAATTGATTTGTCCTCGAATTTTTTAATAGACATATTATTTAACTTAAAAATTATTAAAATTGTTTTAGCTTAACGCATGTAATATCGATGTCGACAGCCCTCATCAATAGCTCTCTATCTTCCCATGCAAACACGGAACGAATATTGACATCATCACAAGACCCCCCGAGGGTGTCATCCATATCGATAGCATTGTCGATGTCATCAAATACTTTGTTGATAATATCTTCACCATCCTCCTTGCCTCGAGCCTCCTCATTAACTTCCTGCAAAATTCTAACCTTAAAGGTATAAGTTTTCTTGATGTGATTAGTGCTTTCTCTCTCACTAACATTCTCACTCCCAACAATTAAAGCGACAGGGTAATTTGTAAAATTTCCGGCCGTGAATTTATAAACTTCTTTGATTGACTCGATTGAGCTTAATTTAGCGAATAAAGCATTTAAGATTTCTGTTCTCATAATTTTTCAATAGTGTTTATTAAAACTTTGTCGAATATATCATTGACTTGCCCCTCTGTGCTATCGATAGTTCTTTGAACGAATGGATTAGCGGGTTGTCCTTTGACCGACTTAGCGAATATCATTTTTCCTCCGACTTTGAATGCTAGAACCTTTGCTCTTTTCGGAACGATAGGCGAACCATTCGGCCCAAAGATACCCGTGCCATTATGAACCCAAGAGGCATATTTCGAATTCGGTCCGATTTCAACCCCGACATTAAATAATCGCATGTTGACCGACCGCCTCAATGTTCCAGTCTTGGCCGGAACTTCTCTTTTTTCCGTGTTAAGAATTAACGCGCCGACATCTCGAACTGCTTTCACTAATTCATCGCCAACAAGTTGAGGTGCTTTATCAAATCCCGCAATCAGTTTATCTAAATTTCTCACCTCTAATGTCATCATATGGTTATTGGTTTTGATAGATGAATGCCTCAATTCTTGCGAGGCTACCTATCTCAAACTTTCTGATCGCTTTAACTGTATAATAATCTCCATCATAAGAAATCCTGTCAGCCTCTTTCAAATCTTGGTCGATATTGCAAAGTAATTTCAAGGCCTTGCCGGGTGTTCCATCTGTGAGCATCATGTCCTCTGCTTTTATCGGTAGGATTATTCCTTGAATAGTTCCATGCACAATATATTTTTCGTGGTAATCGTAAAGCAATGGCCTCTCGACTGTTATTGTTTTATCAAAAATAAATCTCATAAGATTAAATGTTTATTGATTTGAATGCCGAAAGCATTTTTTTAATATCATCATTGAACTGTAATTCGAAATTGACTGATGCACCCTCCAAACTTTCCGAACTCTCACCCTCTGCCTTACTCTTATTAACGACAGCACCGGCAAACTTCAAACAAGCCAATCTCAAATCATCTGGCACATCAATGGCGATAGCATTCTCACCCTCTCCGCTCGCCTCAAGATGATAACCGGCATTGTATTCGATTTTATAAGCATTTGATAAATCGTATTTTCCACTATAAGCATTTACTTCGATGATGCCCTCACTTGGTCGAACATTGATGTCGGTCACTTCAACGAAAACAGGATTTGAGTAAGTTCCAGTATTTCGATATAACTTGACCCCCGAAAGATTGACTCG